TCTGTCCACCAATCGGTTCCGTGTGGGTCATTCGCAGCTTCAAGTATAAAGTTCTGACGCTTACCTACCCACTCAATACGTTGATCCCGTGTACCTTTTACGCCCCACATGTTTGCACCGTGCAGAAATATCGACATAACATCCTCTTCATCCACCACTTGTTGACCGTTACTAAAGTCCAACAAACTCTTCGCTAAGTCAGACCCTTGTGGATGTAAGTAATACGGTAAAGCGTACACTCTACCCCTGTAATCACAACGATACGGAAAGTAGAACTTATCCCACTCACTGTATAATTTAGCAAGGTGTAGAATACGGATGGTCAGGTAACGTTTACTACTGTTCGCTTCGTTGACGCTCTTGATGTCCTTTTGCTTCAGCTTCCACGCCCGTAACTCATGCTCGTCATCTCCTGTGTACCTCGGTTGCTCTGGTATCTCGGAGAAGTTCGGTATGTTTCCAACCACTCGCTTGTTGTCGTAACACTTTAGAGTAATATCTAAAATCTCTTTGTTAATTTTCCAACTTACCTTCTGAAGTTTATTAACAGCACTGAATGCATGTGTATAACTACTCTCGTAATCTTTAAACCAAGACATCGGTTTCCCCGTGAAGAACTCTTGAGGAGGCATATGCTTTAAGCTGTACCCTCCACCGATCAACTCGTACCAATCAACCGGTTCGTCAGGTAATGCCATCTTAAATACACGAGTAGTTTCTTTCCACGCATCAAATCGTTTGACCCAGTCCGTATACTCACCACTCGGTACACATATACGCTCAGGTTTGTGTCCCTTCTGAGTACCAACAGCAAAGCCGATCTCCCATACACCAGTCTCAACTCGTATCTCTTCCAACAGCCACGCCCCCAGTCCTGCCTTACACTTAGTATCCCATAGCGTAAATCGTTCCTCTTCGTAGTCGTAGAACTGCTTCAACTTCATCGCTTTGGATCGGTCATCAAGGGCAAGTAAGTCTTTCTTGTGTGGATGCATCAACTCCATCGCTTTGTCCCATCGTGCTTTGTTCTCAAATGCTTTGCCGATCTTATACGCCATTCTACCAACAGGTAAATTGAACTGGAGGTTATCAAGCACGGTTTGCAAAGCCATCGATGCTATCTGATACGGACACATATCCAATACAAAGGTAAGGAATAACGGAGTGGTGTGCTCGGTGTTACCTCCGAATGTGTACATGAAATCATCCACCCTCTTACCTAACCTCGGAGCCATGACCCGTAGTAATCTCTTTGCCGACTCAGTCTGAGATGACTCACCATCCATCCGTAGCTTTGCTTGGCGGTTACGGTACGCAGTGCGTCCCCACTCCCTCATACGCCAAGTTGGTCCACGGGTAGGTTCTTTATCTTTGCTCATTGATAGTAATTGTTAAACCAAGATTTCGGTTGGTGTCTTTGCTTGGATGTACGATACGCTATCAGCTTTCCGTCTTGGTCACGTACATAATTCCCGTTCTCATCCATCTTAAACCCTGTGATCTGATTATTGGCGTAAAAGAAATCAAAGCCCCTCTTAATCTCCTCGTGATCCACCCCACTCCAGTCAAACGGAAGGTCAGTTGGTTCGAAGTCTGCGTACGTCTCGTTCACTTAATAAATCCTGTCGTATGATGTCGGCTTCTGCTTCCCAAAAGATACCATCACAGCCACGCTTCGATGTCTCCGTATTTGAGGTGGTGGTCATCGCAGTAGTCCTTTTGGTCGTCGATGTTGTCCATTTCACGCATCTTTTCAAGGTGTTCTTCAAGTTCTTCATCGTATTCATCATCGTATGGGTTGTATCGGTTAAGCCATTCATCGTAGCCGTGTATCGTTCGGGTAAATAATCCTGTTGGTATCACATCTCTTTTCATAACATATCGTAAGCCCACGCAAAGATCAGTAATCCTGCTAAGATAAACATTCCAAGGGTAAGTATGGTCATAGTGGATTCTCCGTGTTCTGTCGGATAACGCCCTCTATTGTGGACGATTCACGCTCCCTATTAAACTGCTCCCTCTCTAGCTCAAGCAATCTTTCACGGACACTTATGTTATCTGGTAGCTTTTGTTTCACGGACAGGTAATGCTGTATCAGAGCTTCAAGGCTATCGTCACATAAATCGTTCATATCTAGGAAAGTCGGTTCGTTGTTACTGGATTGCATGTAATTTTTTGCGATTATTTTTTGTTTTGTTGTAAAGCGTTAAACAGGAGTAATGTGTTTCGCATGAAAAGAAGCCAGCTCACCCTTCTTGTGCATGATTCCTAATATTTTAGTATCTTTATTTAAATTAAAATGCACATATGTATCATTGCCTTGTGTTGATAAATATTTGATTGTTCCATATGCTCCTGATTTATGTTGCACTCTATCGCCAATATTTGGATTCTTGGTTCCAAAGAAACCATATTTTGCTGTAGGTGTCATTTTAGGTATTTATTTATCGGTTAGTAAACATTCTGGACAGGTAAGTTGTGCTTCCATTTTAGGAGAAGTCAACCCACAAGTGTCGCAAGTTTTAGGTGATCGGTTAAGCTGTTTCATAACACTCTTTGCTTGTTCTATGAAATGCTCTTTGCTTTCCGCTGTGCCTTGATACTCTGGATATTGACGACAAGCCCAGATAAGTTGTGGTGCTGTTAAATATCTCTCTGAGTCTATTCGATAGAAGAACGCAACCTTTCGCCCGTGGTGATCGGTTAAATATATTGTCACTGACATATCGCTACGCTCCAATCGGTATATTTGTAAATTGTGCGGTATCGGTTGCGTCCAAAAGTCTTTTTATAATCCCTTGGTTCAATAATATTGTGATCAAGTAAAACTTGAACAGGTAAGCCGTGCTTTTCTAACAAGTCTTTCTCGGACATCTCATCATCATAGATAGGCAAGCCGTTAACTTTAATGCTGTGTATTGGTTTTATTTTCATGATCGGTTAAAATTGTGCCAGTGCTTCAACAGCTTTGGTTTGGTCTATGTTGTCAGTAATAAGCTTGTATATTTCCTGTTGGATATGTTCAGGTAAGACAAGTTCTATCTGTTGAGTAAGTTCAGGATCAGTAGAGTCTTCAACTTCAGCAAAGACCCCCCAATCTACTATGTTTTTGTTTCCGAGTAGGTAATTCATAAGATTTATTCGTTTTCAGTTGTTTGGAAAAGCTCAGGTTCATTTATATCATCATCATCTTTATGCCATCTGTTGACTGTACACTCACCATCTATTGAATCATCAAAGTAGTAAGTAAAGTTGCCGATGGTGACATATAAACAATTTTCGTTTGGTTGGTTTATTTTCATAAGGTCAGGTAAGGTTTATATTGATTGCTCCAGTTTATTAAGCTTTGCGTAGCATTTGCTCAATTCATTTCTAAGCCAGTCCACATATGTCGGATCGTCTTGCCAGTAAATTATAGCTTGCTTTGTATCCTCGATTATTTGCTCAAGGTTTCTTATGTCGGATAGTATACTCATAAGGTCAGGTAAGGTTTAAAATTCGGTTTCTAATATTGTTTTAATTGTTTCAATCGATTTTCGGTCTCTTAAAGCTTGCAAGATATTTTCGTTTTCAAGTGCTAAACTTGGTTCGATTAAGTATTCGTTGCAAATAAGTATGAATTCGGTCTTTGTCATAATTAGGTCAGGTAAGGTTTAACATTCAATCGGTTCACAGGCAGAGTAAAACATGATCGCTTGCAAGGCAGAATCATCTGATAACATGACAGCTTTAGGAAAACATTGGTCATCGGTTAAAGCCTCACCTAAGCCTATGGTATCGATAGTGTACACATAACCTTGATCGGTTTCCTCGATGTTTTGAATCAAGTGATCAGCTATAACATACTTTCCCCTTACCCAATTGAAAAGCCAATCTGCCTCGCCATCGGTTAAAAGGTATCGCTCGCCATCGTCTAATTGATAGTGGAAGTTTTCAAACTCGCCATCTTGAGATTTAAGGGATTCGGAAGTGTGGATTTTTTTAGTTTTCATTTTATGGTATAGATTTAAGGATTAAGAAAACAGGATAGCGTAAAGAATCAAACCCCATCCGGTACAGCAAATCAGCGGAAAAGCATAGCCTAAGAAATTGTTTAGCTTTGGATTGAATAGCTTGTCTACCTCTTTGTCGATCATGTCGGCAGAGCTTGGAATGCGATTGATAATTTTTATTGGTTTCATAATTTTAAACTAATGTTGAGTATTTAAGGCCGGAACTAGCTTGAAGTCTGCGAATTGAAACAATGTTGTTTGTCTCATAGCCTCTTTGCCTGAGTTCCTTTATTATTTCGATAGGTTTGTGGTCTTTGTCTTCAAGTAAGATTTGCAAGCTGATATCGTAAAAGATACCGATTGCATTCTCCTCCCGGCCTTTAAATTTGATTTGGTGCGGATATAATTGTGAAGTTTTCATTCTATTGGTGTTTTTAATAATTGAGACCGCTTTGATCTATGACTCCCTCATCACCTGAAGAAATAAGAAACCAAGCTGTTTGTTTTCCTGATGTATTCCTGACGATGATCTCAGATAGTTCGACAGCATTTACAGCATCCTTTAGAGCCTGGTAGCCGTAGCCATCATTAATAGGTTCGATGCAATCGCCATCATTAGCGAAAACATCAACGAGACCGCATTGGAGCGAACCGAGGCGGTGTAGCAATTGGTTTAAGTTTTTATTCATACGCAAAGCTTTGGACGAAATTTAGCAAATCAGCGAATAAAAAATGCAGATATTGAATTGTATAAGCTGTGCTAATTGATGTTATTATGATCGCTAATGATCGTTTGTGATCGTTTCAAGTGGTAAGTGTGAGCGATTGTGAGCGATAGTCGAACGCGAAAAAAGAAAAGTACAAAGACGCATCAACGCATAATGATAGATTGATACGATAACCAAGCTTTTGATCGATCAAACAACTGACGCAATCTGCCCTGTTTATCTGTTGATTTGCGAAAAAAAATAAAAGCTTTTGACTAAGAATCTGGCGATGTTTACATAAATCCTTGATAGTCAACAAAACTAATTAGACATAATGTATATAATACGAACTATATTCCCCTCCCCTATAAGAATCTTGCGGGTACATGCGGGGTAAAAACTTGCGGGCGTATATAGCGTAAGCGTCTCGGATTTTTCTACCGAAACCTTTTGAACAGCTGTAGCAAAGTGCTACTTATCGCTTGATATAACAAGCATTAATCGACCGTAAGGAAGTTAATGCGTTGCATCGGTACGATGAATGTAATGCTTTAAGCCGGCTGATATGGCGATATTGATGTAATCTTCATCGGATGCTACCTCTTTGCCCCATTTAACAAGCATTTTGTGTGTACTGTCTTCCATCTCCAGCTCAAGCTTTACGTGCATCTCTTCCTCTTCGGACAGGATCTTAATGATTGGTAGGGTTGGATCGGAGCTACTAGAAGGTGATGTTGTTATTGTCTTCTTCGGTGTCTTCTTCTTCATCGGCTAAATCTGGGTTAAATATAACATCATCTGTATCGGTGAGTACTGACAGCTTACAGAAGTCTAAGCATCCGGCTATAGTGTAATCGTTAAGATCGTATTCGCTCTTGAACCTATATACCAGCTTAGCCAGTTCGTACTGTAGCGTGTCCGTTTGTTCGTTGATATTCATCACTTCGTTCTTCCTAACGCTTTAACATTCTTCGAATGATTAATACTAATGTCCATGATGTTGTAACTATAGCATAAGGTGAGACGTTTTCATAGGTAAATCGACGACCAAGCTGTACATCTGTTATTTACTACATCTTTAACTTTTATGCTTTACAAAGTCCCTTCGGCTTGAGATCGTTATAATCAAGATATTACGTAGTATATATTGTATACGTATCGTATTTCTTGTTAATAAGCCATAAGCAACTACTGCTTTAGAGGTTACATTAGCTGATACTTGTTGTAGCTATTTTATTCCACTTCGTTACATAACGAACCTTACAAATACTACAGCTTCCATCAGATCAATACACCAGTTATTTAGTTAGCTCATACATTCGTTCTTTCGCTAACATCTCTTAACTGTCAGATTGATAACGTGATCTTTAAATAAGTTTTTAAGGATAGGTGTGTTTACACGGTAAACGTTGTAAATCTAAACTTTAACTTTAGGATTACAAGGTAACTATATAGTCATACTTATGTATTTAAACTAAATAGAGAAACACCTTATATATAACAGTTAAGAGGTTTGTTATTATAAGTAGGAGCGATAGCGACTACATCCAAGTGACAGCTACAGCTTTGTTATTACGCTTATGGAAGCTATCAGTAAAGTCTTGTAGTTCTTTATGAAGTAGTTCTTGTTGTCTATCAACCATCGATTGGTCTGCATTAGCAGCCATCTGCTGCGTCCAATAACCAACAGCGATTGATAGAGCGTCAAGACGGTCATCGTGTACCAGTGATCCTTTATCTCTTGTTATTCTAGATAGCTGATACATTAACATATATCTAGTTTGTTGTTCTATAGGGTAGCTAAGAGCTGACTTGTAATCGTACGTTATAACCTTTGGATCAATAACAAGT